TAGTAACGGGATATTAAAGAAAGAGCCGTCCGTATCACCTTGCTTAGTGAAAGAGATATGGCAATGATGATTATGCGGATTGCTCCCAGTGTACTTTCGCCAGCGCCAGCCCATGCGAGGCGATGCAATTCGTCCGTCGAAGATAACGTAGGCAATACGCTTCTCTCCTGCTTTGGCCGCGAGTCGAAGCTGATCTGCAATATCGGGCATGAGGTCGGGCTTGCCTGACTTATGTACATCTCGGTCAACATCGATGGCTGAAACAATCCCAGTCTTTGGATCAGGATTGTGCTGACTAGGACGCGTTGAATGACGCTGATCGCCGATCCAACCATCGGAACGCCTATCACGATCTGCGAAGGTGTCATCAAACTGTTCGCGTAACTGTTGTCCAGCTTTGCATAGGACAGGCTTCATCCGAGTAGGAGCTTAGCTTCTTCTTCTGTTATGCCTAAGCGCTCTAAAAGGGCTGCCTTAGCAGTTGCCTTCTGCTCCTCTAGTTCTAATTCGTGTCGAGATTCTTCGACATTCTTAGCATAGATAGCAGCTTCTTCTTTGGTCATAGCGCGATCAATGATTTCGCCAGTTTCAACATTGTGGATTCTAACTGTTGGATTTGCCATTACTTCACCCCGTAAATCTCGATAGTTCCTGCTTGCCATGTTCCAACATCTGTGACGAAAGAAATTGATGAGATAGCGCTTGTGCCACCAATATAGGTAGCGTTCAGCACATTATTTACAACTGTACTAACGCTATTCAATACTTTTCCATAAGCAAGGTAAGTTTTGTGTGTTGTAGTGTTTGCATAGTTAGGTATCTCAAAAACCATAAAGTTATCGGATTGTGTATTTTTTAGCGTTGTAGCAATACATCTCGCATTGGCGTCAAATTGAAAATCGGCTCCTGAAGCGTAACCGCGCATTGCTGACCATTGATAATTGGCATTTGTTGTATCAGTATTGAAATTTAAAAAAACCTGAGCAGCAGCGCCAGCATAGAAATCTTTAAGATAAACGACCAAATTTGTGTAAGAACCAGAAATACTGCTTACTGTGGTTGTTGAGCCAGTAAGAGAGGTGGTGCTTAGAAGGGTCATTCCTCCGCTTGCGCCTGCGATCGATGTCCAGGCTGAACCCGTGTAGTACTCAGTCGCGTTGGTGTCTTTAAGGTAGGAAAACATTCCTTCCTGAGGGCTAGTGATAGCCGCCGTGCGAGCTGCAGCGTCGGCGAAGACCATAACAACTTGAGAGGCTAGGTAGCCGTTCGCATCGGCGGCAGTTAGCACGTCCCCTGTCGTAAATTCTTTAAAGCCTAGACCAGCTGCCATTGTTTATCTCCTAGTATCCTAATATGGACGTGCCTATTATACCCGACGTCGCTGATCCTATAATGAATCCCTCGACAATGGGCTCAAGTGTTGTTACTGTGCATTTCATACTATTTGGGGTGATGTCCCATGCTAGACCCTGCACTTGCAAGGTCTTAACGATCGTCGAGCCATCAGGCTGGACGTTAGTGATCTTGACATTGTCAAAGTAATCAAGGCCAATCATTGTGTCCGTGGGGACTGCCGTGTCCAATAGATCGACTGTCATGGCATCAATGCGGATTGTTGTCTCGGCTCTCGTGGCCACATATATTTTGGCAATGTCTAAGACCTGAGCATCTGTTTGCGGAATCATCTCTGTCAGAGTAGTGCCATGAGGAAAATATTTTGCTGAGGAATCAACATTGACTGCCGTCTGTGCTGCGCCACCGATGCGTGTCATGCTAGCCTGATTGATGATCAGTTTGTCATCGAAAGCATATTGGAGATTGGAATATGGAATCCCAGTAGTCTGATTAAACTCAATCGGTGCTAGCGCTAAAGATGAAACTACGTCGGCGCGATCCTTAAACTCTGCAATGCCTTCGGTATCTATAAAGAAAGCACCCTGCTCGGCGAACTCTGCCGCCTTGAGGGCTTGCAAGGATGTGCGAGTTGTGCCGGGATCGACTTGAACTGTTGTCGATCCTGTGTCGATAACTCGCATGGATAATGGATAATCGACCTGATCAAGAATCTTAGTAATGCGCGTGCCAGTTGTCTGACCTGCTGTGGCGCCCGTCACACTTGCTATGTTAGCCATCTGAAAGAGTCTAAAGGCGTCATAGCAATGAATGTCGACATAGCCTAATTCTTGGCCTGTGGGATAGGTATATTTGTACGAATCGACATAACCTGAAAATAAAAAGTGTTGAGCTGTTGAAGTAGTTGCCGAAACACGAATCTTGCGCAATGGAGTCAAGTAAGGATAATAAATAGAATTTACGTTTTGAGGATTGAACGAGCCATCCTGATCGATGACTCTAACTGTGCAACTGCCAGCCTCATAGGTATCACGCATGACGTTACGGCCACGAGCAATCTTGATGGATCGAGTCAAATCGCTGAGATCGACTGTCGGCGTATTTACAGGCGAGTCACCAAATTTGCTAGTACCAATAACGCCAAAGGTCGGATCGCCAATAACGAAACCAAGGCCGAACGTAGCACCTTGGCTAAAGTCAAACGATACCGAGATGGTTGCAGGTAGGGTCATTTGATTGAAGGCGCTCCGCGTCCGTTATATCGGCTCACATCGCTGAAAGTACCTGAAAGGGATTGATTGACTTGAGTATTTGTAACTGCTCCACCGACAACCTCGCCGTCAAGATTGACCACTACGTTCACTGTACCTGCGGAAGTAACGCCACCTAGCGCTCCAATGCCTAAATAATCGTTCGCGGCTCGACCACCGATGCCCCCAGTAGGGACGTTAAATGTAGGTGGCATCCAGTTACGATAAGGGTTCGGAGCCTCAGGGGTTGAAAGTAATGCAGCCTTGAGATCGTTCTGACGCTTGGTTGCCTCTGTCAATTCTGCAGATAACTTGAGTGCCTGTGACTCATTCTTATCAAGCAAGGCAAGCTGTAACTGTAGAGATAGGCGGTCGGTCTCGCTGATCTGTCCTCGCAATGCCGCTGTGACGCTAATGCGATCTAGGTCTAGAACCTTTGAAGCCTTAGTCAGCGCGTTCTGTTTTTTCTGCGTGTCGAGAGTTTTCTTCTGTAATGCTGCTAATTCTTTAGCACGCTTGGCTGCGTCGGCTTCTGCCTTCTTGCGTTTTGCATCATTAGGATCTACATAACCCGGGCCAAGTGCTGATGATGGGTAGCCGCCCATACCCGGAAGACCTTGTGACTTTTTGCCATAAGCAGATAGAGCATCTAAAAGTTTAAGTGCCTCACCAGCCTGAGGGAATAGGGTAGCTAAAATGCCTCTTGCGCCGCCGACCTTTCCTATCAGATCAGCACCCGGCAAAGATTTTAACTTATCTCCTAAAACGGCTATACCATAAATGGCGTCGCCGACGTAAGTAGCAAGCTCGCCCATAGAATCGGCTAGTGGTTGGATCGAGTTACCTTCACCAGCTAACAATGACAAGCTATCCATAAGGCTCTTGCCTATGGTTTCGCTTGCTTCATTGGCGGCATTAGACAAAATGCCCATCTTGCCAGCGTAAGTCGTTAGATACTGAGCATTGGCGCCAGAGAATTGCTTAGTAAGTTTTTCTTGAACGTCTGCAAAACTCATTGTCTTAAGTTCTGCTTGAGTAAGTCCTAGTGAGTATTTACGCAATCCTCTAGTCTGACCGACGTAAGCCATCGATAAATCATTTACAACTGTCTCAAAATCAACACCGCTACCGGCGCTTATGTCTAAGGCTTGAGTAAGTAGCTCTGTTGATTTAGCTAATGAACCCGTAGTGGTCAAAAGTTTCTGCATTGATGGACGAAGCTGATCGTCGGCGACCCCCGAGGTGCGAGCTAACTGACTTATAAATTCTTCAATGCGTGGAGTTTCAAAAGCAAGACCAAGATTCTTGACGGCTATAGCTAAACGCGATGCGGCTTTCTCATCCTCAATAAAAGCTTTAGCAGCATTCTTGGTAAACCTAAGAAGCTGAGTTGCTCCAAAAGTAATAGCTAACTGAGCGCCTAATTTCTTAACGCCTTTTTGTAAAGTTGATGTGGCTGTGTTGGCTTCCTTGAAAGCCTTCTTGCCTTTAAACTCAGTAATAATCGGGATGCGTAATTCAGCCATTAGATGTTGCCTCTCGCGTTAAACTTGGCGGCTGCTTTTTCTAGCGCCTTAATTACTCCAACTTTGGCTTTACCTTCATCTTCTTTGTAAGCCTTAAAGATAGATCGACCTTTCATCTGTCCTTGTCCTGTAAGAGTGCCGGGAAGAACAGAAACAAATTTGTCGTTGGATTTACGGCCAGACCATTCATAGATAACTCCGGCGGCGGTTTTATTGTGAATTGATACTGCTTGCACCCATCCACGCCGATCAGGCTTAGTAGGTGTCAGTTTATAGCCAACGCCTCGACGTGCTTCGGCTGCATCATACATTGGAAACTTAGCAGTCTTGACTTCATGCTTAACAAATCCAGATGGCATAGCCGCATTGGATGGCATAAAACCTCTAGCCTTTTTGACCAATGGCTTTAAAAATCCAACCATCTCGTCACGAGTTTCTTTATCTAGATCAGGCGAGAATTGCTTGAGAGCCTTACGAAGCGCACTAGCGCCTTTTAGCTCTGTAGGCATCGCTCTGCTCCTTCGCTCGGTCTTTCAACGCTTTCAATAACATTTGAAGCATTGATGGATCTAAATCAATTAAAGCTTGTGGAGGGATAGCCGTCTCGATGCTCAAGCGAGCAATGAGATAGTGGATGCTATCCCTGCCTAGGCCAAAGGGTCAGACTCTGCAACCTCTACACTCTTAAGAGTTTCGAGAAAATCTGAGCCGAATGGCTTGACTGTGACTCCACTTAGTCGAAGGCCTTCCCATGCAAGCCAATAGACATCTGACTGCTTTTCATCATCGCGGAACGCTTTGTGAAATCCCTTTTTAGCATATAACTCGAACGCGTACTCCAGTCGAGGTGTGATCTCGATGTTGGTGACGCTGTTGTCTGCCATTGTGACTATTAACTTTGCCATGCTGTGCCCCTTTGTTTAGTTTCTTAGAATGTGCCTGTTGTGGCAACTAC